AGAACTTGAACCTTCAGGATTATGTTTAATTGGTTTTGAAGATACTTCAGAAAATTCTTCTTTTACTGTTCTTGATTTTAATGGTTTTTCAGTTGACATTTCTTCTTCAACTGTTTCTTCTGAATCAGATTCTGTCTTCATGTCAGTCACTTCACCATCGACAACTTCTAAAACACCACCATCTTGCAATTCATAAGTTCCAGATGGCAATGCCATTTTTTCATCATCTTCGCCTAATACAAAGACAAGTGAACCCTTTTCAAATGAATCAGAATCAGTTGCAATTTTAGTTCCGTCAACAAGAAATGCTTCAGCCATCATTTTGACTTCTTCAGAAAGTTCTTCTTTATTACCAAGAAGTTCTTTCATTTTGTTGTAAAGGTTTTCCATTTTTTGTTTTTATTTTCCAGTAGTTAAAAGATTTTATTTACGTTTTTTCCTTTCGCTTAAAATTGCCCTTACTTTTGGGATGACTGAATTTGCAAGAACTCTGTTTTTAATTGTCATGTAAGTTTCACTTGATGTCTTATCATCAATTGGATATGTCTTTGAATACCTTGATTCTGCTTCATTTACAATATCAATGATTTTGCTAATCTTCAAATCTTCTTGACTTAATGATTTTGAACTTAATTCTTGCATCTTATCAGTAAAGAAGCCTTCAATACTAAATCCAAGAATTTCACCATCTTTCACTTTGTTCCATATTTCATCATTGTCAACTTTCATTGTGACAAACCATGTTCCAATTGGACAATGTTCAAATCCATATTTTACAGATTTATCAATTGAAAATTCTTTGATCCAAGATTCAACAACACAAATTCCATCAATTTTTGATTCATGTTCAAGTGTTGCAGATTGCAGATGATTTCTTTTCATGTATAATTCAGAACACTTTTTGATTGTGTCTTTTGAAAAGTAAACATGATAATCAGAACCATCATCATCCAGTCTGAAGATCTGTTTATTTGGAACAAGTGCTGGTGCAATCAGAAGTCTTTTTTCTTCATCTATCTTTGCAAATTTCAAATCCTTTTGTTGCTTATTTAATGCAACCCAATATTCATCAATGGCTGGATCTTCAACCAATGAAATTGCGAAGACACCATCTTGATCTTCTTTCTCTTCTTCTGATATTATCAGCTCTACAATTTTTGTCATTTGTTCTTGTTTTTAAAGTGTTGCTTTTTGTTGAATCATTGTGTTAATTTGTTGTGAATTTGTCACTTGTTGTTCAACCACGTACGCTTGAACTGGTGGTGTTTCTTGTCCAAACTGACTATTGAATTGCTCTGTAATTGATGGAAGTCCAGACAAGTCTGTAAGTGATTCAGCACCACCAACTGATCCACCAGATGGAAGTGAACCCCCACTTGGAACTTGTGCGCTTACTGGCTTCTTGGTTTTTACTGATGTGATGTTTTTGACAGCTTTCAATCCAGCTGCCAAAGTCAATCCAGCTTGAATGTAAGAAATTGGTGGTGGTAATTTTAAAGCCTCTGTCACACCAGTCCAAGTGTTGATTGTTGCTGTTGCAATTCCAGTTGCTTTTGATGCTGCTGAACCCTCTTCAAATAGATCTCCAGCCATTCCAATTGTGTCTGACAACATTTGAACATCTTGCTTTCTTGCATCTTCTTTTGCTTTTGCTAAATCTTCAGCTGTCTTCAAGTCTTCTTCAGCAAATTTGTCATTTGATTGCTGAACTAAGTCATTGTATTGTTTGGTCAATTCAAAAATATCTTCACCAGACTTTCTTGCAAGTTCTGCTTTTGCATCATAATCTTGTTGAAGTGCAAGAAGTTCTTGTTCCCTTTCTCCAATTGTTGCAAGTGCAAGTTCTTCTTTTGCAGTCTTTAATTCATCAGCAAGACCAGCTTCATTTGTTAATTGTTCAGATCTAAGCCCAGCAATTCTTTCATCAATATCAATCTGTTCAAGAAGTGATTGTTGATATGCTGTTTGTAATTCAACTGATGTTTTATTTGTTGAAAGTTCAAGTTCTGCAATTCTTACTTTTTCATCAACAATTGCTTTTTCTTTTGCAGTCTGTTCTTCAAGTATTTTTCCAAGTTCAATGTTTGCTGAAATTCTTTCTTCAAATGTAAGTCTGACATCATCTCTGATTTGTCTTTGTTGTTCTGCTTCAAGTTGACTTTGTAATTGTTGTTTTGCTCTTAATACTTCAAGAAGTTCTTCATTCTTCTTTGCGTCTGCAAGTGCTTTTCCAGTTGCTAAAGAACCAGCAATTGAAATTTCTTTAATGCCTTCTGTTGCTGTTTCAGATGCTATGGACACAACTGATCCAATTTCAGTCAATGCTTCACCAAGATTGTCTTTGATTGATTTACCAGCATCAACCACTTCATCAACAACTTCTGTCAAGTTTGCTTTTGATTCAAGTATTTTTGCATTTAATTCATCAATTGTTTCTTGATCTTTTCCACCAAAGAATGATTGTTCCCATGCCAATGCAGCTTCTTGAAGACCTAATTGAATGCCATAGAAAGCAGCCTTGAATGGAAATAAAACTGAAGTCACAATTCCACCCATGACTTTTCCAAGTCCCTCGAATCCCTCTGATGATTTTGAAACTGCATCAAATACATCTGTGACAACTGATGTCACTTGATTGAATATCACGCTTAATGTTTCAGTTGCAATTGCAACCCCATCAATCACAGTTTGATTCTGCATCATGATGTCTTTTAAAAACTTGAAAGCTTCAATGATAAGACCAACACCAAGTGCTTTCATTGCAAGTCCCATTCCTTTGAATCCTTTGCCTATTTTACCAAGTGCAGATTCTGTCCCTTTTCCAGTTTCTTTTATGTCTTCAAGATTCTCATTTGTTTCAGCAAGTGAATCTTTTACAGCATCCAGATCCTTTGAAATCTTCTGAACATTGGTTTTGAATTCTATGTCAACAACTATCTTTTCTGCCATCCTAATATTCTTTTGAATTCATTCATAATTGTATCATGGTTCAATACTTGTTTTTCATACCATGATAATGTTTTTACTCCATTGTATGTTGTTTTTGACATCAGCCTTACAACATCTGGAATAATATGACAAGCACCAACCCAATATCCTCGCATTGCTTTAAAGTCAAGGATTTGAAATTCAGACAAATCATTCTTGTTTTCTGTTTTGAATTTTATGTGTTCCATTTTGATTGAAGATAATTTTGTACTTGTTGAGTTTCTGAATCAGTTAATTCTAAATTGTAGACAATAATTTCATGTATTTCACCTCTGAATTCATTTCTGTCTGAAGTTCCACTTGATGAAACAACAGCACCAATTGAATAGATGTCAGATGTTGTGTTTGTTGCCGATGAATTTGTATCTGTGTTTTGTTCTTGATCAAGAATGTATTGTGTTGTTCCAGCACGTCTTCCAGTAATTACTTGCCTTTCAAGAACTGAAACATTATTGATGGAACAATTATAATTCTGACTATTATTGTTTAAGAAAGCTGTTGAATTGCTTCCTTGACCTTGTGTGACATTTATTGCAAATCCTTGTTTTTGTCTTGTTCCACCACAAACACCAGCAATCATTTGTCCGTAATTTTCAGAAGTTGTTATTGCAGACTTGAACACTACAAAAGTTGTTGATCTTATATCTGTAATTGTATGAAGTGTTGAATCTGTATTTATTAAAACATCATTGATGCCATCAAAAGTGATGCTTGGATCAGATAAGTCTTGATTGTATGTTGGTCTTGCTGTTGATGTTGGTGCAATCATGTCATATCCATTTCCACTTTTATCATCCCATTGTGTAACAGCACCAGATGAATGTGTCAATGTAATTGCATCAGCTGAATCAAGCCATAATTTAAGACCAGTAATTTCTGATGGTTCAAATGGTAATCTGTTTGAAGACACGTCAATGTTTTGCAATGTTTGAAATGTGTATTTGAAATCAATTGACCAATCAACATCACCAAGATTGTATGCCCGATCATCTGTGTCAATCTTGAAATAAAACAATCCTTCATTTGCAATCTTCTTTGAACCAATTGCACCCTCAATGTATGGCATTGGAAATTCCAAGCTTATATCAACAATATTGAATTCAGTTGATTCTTTTGAAATGTCTTTTGATAGTTGTTGAATTGTTGGTCTATAAGAATTATTATTGTTTACAATCACACCAGAATACTTTCTGAACATGTACTTCTGTGATCTGTCTGTTGTTGTTCCTCTTTCACTTCCAGAAATTGTCATTTCAAACATCATTTGTGATGGAAAAGGCAATCTGAAAGAATTTGTTCCATTGCTTAAAATGGAATCTGAACCAGCTTCAATTGTGTATTGTCCATTTTGACCAATTGAAATTTCTTCTTTTCCATCTGTGAAACCATGTTTTATAAAATGTCCACTTTGACTTCTTCCAGTTTTATTGTACAATGGATCTGTTCCACCAGACAACATAAATTCACCACTTGCAATTGTTTGACCATAGTCACCTTGAATTGATGTGTTGAAATATGATTGTCTTGTAAATATTTTGATTTTCAAACCATCAAAATCTTGTGCTAATGGATCAGACAAGTTGTTGTTTCCGACAATGTCAAACCCTTTTATATTTGCTCTTATTGTATTATTGTTTCCATTTATGTTTGTGAAGTCTGATGAATATTCAACTAAGTTTCTGCTTCCTTTAATTATATTGAAATCTGTAATCAAATTATTATTTCCAAGAACTTGGTTGAAAACACCAGATGCAGAATTATTACCACCAAGAACAATTTCTGTTGATCTGTTTGGATTAGGAACTTTCTGTTTATGATCATTTGGATCGTTTGTTTGATTCCAGCATTGTGAAAATTCATATAAATAACCATTTGCTTGACAACATTCTTGTGTTGGTGTTTCTACCACACCACTTGAATTGTTTGTGAATATCACAATCCCACCAGCAGTTAAATAACTTGGTGATGAAGTACATTCTATTCCAGAAGTTGCAATCAAATTTGTTCTTTGAACCTTTACTAATTCAACATTGCAATTTCCTTGTCCAATTAATGGATAATTGCTGATCTTATTTATTCTGAAATATTCATTTTTAACAAATATAATGTCATTGAAATTTAGATTGTTTATGTCTAAAGCTGACAATTTGAAAGTTGCAATCAATAGTCTTGCCTCCCTTGAATATGTTTCTTCAATGTATCTTTTCCAATAAACAGAATAAGCTCCATTCAATGGAACTGGATAACCTAAAGCACCAGTTGATTCACCCATGAATGAAAGACATTTTGTTTGTGGTGTGACAACAATATCTTCATAATTTTGAAATATTGAAAAATTGCTTAATTGTTGTGTTGCAGATGTATCTGTCAACCAAACAGATTCACCAGTTATATCTGATCCACCATACCCAGAATAATATGATAATTTAAACCCAGAAACAGATTCACCATTTCCATTGTGACAAATGCTTGATCTGATTCCAGTATTTGGAATGTAGCTTGTGATTGTTGGATTGAATATTGTTTTTATTTCTTCCTTGTCTTTTCCAAAATCGTTTGAAGTATTATCAACATATTGTGATCCATATATTTTTGAAGTTTGCTGTTCAAATAATGAATTCATGAAATCATCAGATTTCTGATCTGTGAAGATTAATGATTTTGCTTGAAGATCAGCAGTTGGTTTTAATTGTACATCTTTTGAAACATCAAGTTTTTCTGTCCAATCCAAATCACTTCCTTGATCAATCCAATCTGAATATGGTTGAATATAAAGATGTGTAGGTTGTTGATCATCTGGAATGATTACCAAGTTGAATTTCTTTGCGAATGATGTAATGAAATCAATTGCCTTGACTTTTGGAAAGTTTCTTGCAACATCAAAACCAAGTATTCCAGTTGTTGGTGTTGGTGTTCCATCTACATCAATAGAATAAGTTTGTGGTAATGGAATAAATTGAACAATACCAGATTGCACCGTAATTGTTGCGCTTTCATTCTGTGAATCTGTTACAAGACATCTGATCTCATATTCATTGTTAACATTTAAAAAATAAGTTTCAAATGAAATTGCCAATGCAAAATCAACTACTTGGACAATATCCAATGGGAATCCAGTGATAACTGCTTCATTGTTTGTGATGTCATATAATACAATTCGAACAAGTGTACCATCCAATGATGCTGGTTGTGATAAGTTAATACTTATATTAATAGCAGTTACAGACCAGAAGTTTGATGGTGAATAGATTCCAGTTGTTTCATTATAATCACCAGAATTGTTTGTGTAATTATTTCCACTTGTATTGTTGTGTATTATTTTATGATAGCCATTTGTTGCAAGAAATGTCTGTGATCCAGAAGCTGTCAAATTTACTTCATAGAAACTTTCATTCATTTCAGTCAATGAATTATTTGATCCAGAATTTAGATCTAAATATACATCGTTTAATTCTGTATCAATAAAAGATGATTCATAAGTGAAACCAGATTCAAGAAGTATTTTATTAAATACTTTATTTATTCTTATTTGTGGCTTTAAATTAAAGACTGACAATGGATTGTTGGAATTTGATATTGATCCAGACACATTTCCACCAAACATTGCTCCACTATAATCGTACATTGAATAAACAATGTCACCATTTAATAAAGGTGTCACATCTCTGTTCATTGAAGAAGTCACCGAATAAAAATTCATATCATGATCGTATTCACTAAAGTCAAATTCTGACAAGTACTTACCAGTTAAAACTTGACCAAGTGAAGAAACAGAACTGAATACTACACATTCGTAATGGTGTGTAACATCGTTTGAAACAAATACATTTGTCAGTTGAAGATACCCTTCAAACACTTCAAGTGAATCTTTTGTGATTGTTGCTTGAACCTTTATTTTTGTATTGTAATTTCCAAACTGTGTCACCTCAAAATAGTCACCAAAGAACACATCATTGTTTGGTGTTGATGGAATACGGAAATTGAATGTATGATTTCCTTTGTTTGATTTGAAGTCTTGAATGTCTTTGAATTGGTAATTCGCTGTCATTGGTTGATCACCAGACAGATCTAAATAAACAACCCTTGAATCATCTTGTGTTTCTACTCTTATTTGTGTAGCCATTTAAGTTGTGCTGTATTTGGGATTTGCATATTTGAATTTCAGTTCATATTCATATAAACCAGTATTCTTTTCACCTTTCAATTTCATAGTTGTTTTTTCAAGAATAAGTGCTTTGGCATTATCTCCATCAAGTAAATGAATTTGTGGTGACATCATCATGTCTTTGATTTGTTCAATCTGGTAATCTTTAAGATTGTCTGTGAATAGTGTGAATGATTCTGTTGGATTGATAGAAGTTGTCATCATTCCTTGCTTTGCAACATCTAATGGATAAGCTGAATCAATAAGTGTATTGCTGAAAGTAGCCAATCCAGTTGATTGATTATATACTGGCTTAGTAATGTATTCCCTTTTGACTTGCAATTCTTCAGTCTTTTCTTTGTTCAAAGTTATGTATTCCCATGCACCAAATCTATTCATGTATGAAAGTCTGTTCTGCTCATATCTTGAACAATATTCAATAATTTCAAAGTCATATCTTTCTGACATCTTCACTCCATTTGATGCTTCAATATAAACAGCATAATAAGCAATCTTGTCTGTTCCAATAAATCCATTGACTGGAATATCACCACCATAAGCACCTCCAGCTACTATTGATATATTAGTCATATTTGCCAATCCAATTCCAGCATAAAGATAAAAAGATTCATTTGTATTTGCTGATGCAGTTGCATTATATTGTCCACCAGATGCAGTTGTATTGTTCATTCTTAAATCACCAATCTGTGAACCACTTGAATCATAAAAAAAAGCACGAATTCTATAAGGTTGTGCTGATGTATTGATTGCATTTCTATTCAAGAATGCAATTGTATGATATTCATCAAAACCTAATCTTGTTGTGTATCTTGATCCTTTTATACCATCTGTTCTGAATTCATAATTTGAAGACAGAAGTTTTGCTGTGTCATTAATCAATTTGTAATCTGAAAAGTCAATTTTTGAACCCTCATCTTCTTGACCTCGTCCCCAAAACATAAAGATTGTTTTTGAATCCAAACCAGTTCCATCAGTTTTTTTGACTGGAATTCCATCTGGTGTTGTTGCATACATTTCAAAGAACTTCAAATTCATTACATTTGCAACACCTCTGAAAGATTCAAACCCTCCAGAAGTTTCAAGAATTCCAACTGAATACATCTTTTGATTTACATCATTTCTGTATGGCAATGTATGAATGTTTGTCTTGTATGATGGTGTGATTGATAATGGTGCATTTCCATCCAATGATGGTGAAATTTGTGGTGTGACAATTGACTTGTATATTTCAGACAAATTGAAGACTGCTTGTCCATCTTGATTCTGTTGCTGTGTGAAAGATATTGTCTTTGTTACTGGTGTCAATAATCCCTCAATTTTGTATGTAAGTTCCATTAAATATCTGAACTTATAAACACCAGTTGTGCTTGTTGTCAGATAGGCAAGATTTCTTCCAGTTGATATGTTGAAGAACTGATCATTTATTACTATTGTCAATGCCATCTTAATTCAGTTTAATTTCTTTAATAATTTGCTTAATGTAATCATTTGCCATTGCAAGTGCAACATCAGTTCCGTCTTTTGGAATAGCCATTTCAACTGCGTCTTTGTAATAATGTCTTGCTCCAATTCCTTTTGTTGCAATGCTTCTTCCAAGTAGAAAAGCAAGTGTTTTCTTTGCTGTCTTTGTGTTCTTTGAAAATTGTCCAGTCCCCATGTCACGCAGTTTGATAGGTTTCTTTTCAATCCATTTCATCATTGCAAGTTGTGGAATGTTTCTTCCTTTGAATTGAAATGGTGAATTCTTTGCTGATTGTTTTACACTTTCAGATCCTTTCACACCTTGTTCAATGAAAGGTGCATATATTTCAGAAGATAAGAATTCCACATCAAAACCAGAACTAAATTGTCCAGATGCAGTTCTTTTCTGCTTCACCCTATAAGATAAGGACTTGGACAGATCACCAGTTGAATTTGTCACACGCTTCTTTCCATCAATCATTTTGGAAGCACCAAGATTGATTCTTGCAAGTTTGACAACCCTTGCACCAAAGAGATCCATTTGTTGTTTTGTTGATCCTATCATCTGTAATTCATCCACTCCATTGTTTTGGCTAAATTACCACCAGCTAAATTGTTTGTATAAACATATTCATTTAGAATGAAATCACACTTATTCACTTGTGTTGGTGATCCTAAACCAAACTTCTTATTTGCAATGTCTATTGATTCATTTAAAAGAACAACTGATTCATTCATGTCATAATACAGTTGAACACCACTTGGAAAAACTCTAATTGCAAAAGTATATGGTTCTTTCCTTTTGTGTTGTGTGCTTGAATTAGTTCCATTTGTTGGACAAATTGGAAATGGTGATTTTACAAAGTTTGTTGTTGCAATATTTGTAACTTGAATTTCACCACTTGAATTGATGAATATATTCAATCCCTCTGTAAATGTTTCAACATCACCAAAGAAACCAATCACATTTGGTGAAGTTCCATCACTAAATCTTCCAAAGTCTTTAATTGTTATAATGAAAGTATTTTCTGTTTCATTTGTTGGAATATGTGACAAACTACATGTTTCAGTAAATGATGTGTCTAAGAATCTGAATCCATTTTTTACTGGTGACCAAAGAACATTCTGACCAGTCTTGTTCAGCGCATCATTACCAGTTAATGTATCAACAACTGGTCTTAATTCTGTGACTTGATTTGCAACAATAGTAGTGAATGAATGAATTTGTTCCCTTGAATACCAAGCAAGAAATGGAAACACTCCATCTGGCAAGATATAATCCAATGAAAATTGTTGTTCAGTATTGAAATACGGAATATTACAAGCTGTCGATTCATTAGGTGTGATCACTTCAAATGATGTTGCCCATCCAGAACAATTGTCTGGTTCTGTATCAATGAATGGTGTTGCTAAAATTGGCAACTGCATTGATATGTTTGTGTCTTCATTTATGAAATACTTTCCTTCTGTAAGTTCTTTGCATAAGTCTTGTAATATAAGCAGTGCATCAGAAAGACAAGTTGCTTCATTTCTCATCTTATTAGATGCAACATTATATCTGTCAAATACAACAACATCAAATCCATATGTGATTGTCTGATCATCAATTGAAGTTCCAGTTGGTGTCAAATGAAGTGCTGGATATTCTGTGAATTTATCTTTGTCAAACAAGTCTATTTCACCATAAGTGAAAGACTGTATTTGTTGATGCCTATCAGCAATCACATCAAAATATTGAATAATGGCTTTGTATGTTATCATCTTGATCTTTGTTTCTTTCTCATTTCCTTTTCTCTTTCTGTTGACTTGTCTGCTTCAAGTGAAAGTTTTGTCAAACAGAACATTAATGGAAGCCTTGTGATTTGATCGAACTTTAATATGTCACCATTTGTCAATCCATCAATTACACTAAACCATCCATATCCACTTGCTACTGATTTTTTTCCACCTTGTTTGAAGACAGAAGGAAATTGTTTTGTAGTTCTGTTCCGAAATTCCAAAAAAAACAGCAATTGCATTTCCTATGTCAATAGAAAGATTTCTGAATTTAACATCATTTAATGAATGCACATCTGAATCGTATGGATCAACATCATATCTATTTCCGTCTTCCTTGATAATTGGTCTGTATAGTACTGACATCATCTTTGCAATGTCATTGTCTTTTGCATAAGTTTCAAGATCTACAAATTCACCCAAAGTCATTTCATCAATTTTAGGATGCCATCCATAGATTTCCCCATCAATCTCAATTTTGTTTATGATCTTTTTGTTGACTGGTTTGCTGATTAGCTTGTGCAGATTCTTTTGAATCTTTTGCAAATCTGACAACTTCATCACTTCAACAACTTCAGCATTAATATTGCAAAGTGTTGAAATGGTTTTTACTGCAATTTCATGATGGTCTTCCAGATCTTTCATGCTATTAATGTAATTAGCATAAGTTCTGATGCTTATTTCAGACCATTCAGTTGGAATTGATATTTCAAATGTTTTGTTCATTGTAAAGTTTAAAGGTGTTTTTTAATTTATTTCCTTTTAGAATTCGTACACTCCATAGTTTCCTTTTACTTCATACCACATTCGCATCATTAAAGCATCAGCATAATCTGGTGATCTACCAAGCAATGATTTCATGGTGTCTTTTGGTACAATAGAAAGCTTCTGTGTGTCCTTATCTAATTTGTCACGCTTGATGATTTCAAGTTCTTCAATGATAGTCTGTTTGTGTCTGGTGTCTTTGATTGCCACCTTTCCATTGTTCACCATTTCACCAAGTTTAAAATAGCATTGTGTTTTTAAGTTCTGGAAGTTTTCTGATTTCAATGCTTTTGATCCATTGACAAATCCTTTGCATCCAGAAACACCATCTTTCACACCACCACCAACACCATCTTCATCAACAATGATGTGTGACCTTTGAACGCTGTTCTGAATTGCCATTGTTTTAATTGCATCTATTGTATCAACAACAGAAGATGTGTCCATAGAAGTAATCTTTTCAGCTGTCAAACCATTCCAAAGAATAATGACTGTCTTGTCTGCTCCAAATCTTGCAACATCACAAGTGATGTATTTTAATCCACCATCAATTGTATTGGTGAACATATCATGAATTGAATCATAATCAAATAAAAGTGCATCGTCTTCATTGTATTCCCAATCACCAAGAAGAAGTCTTTGTCTTGACACCTTATCCAGTTTTTCAAGTTGCTTGATATAATGTTCAGATATTGCAGAATTGTCAGTCACAAGTGATTGAATGAATTGTCTGTGATCTGGCATTCTGTTTTCTTTTGATGGTTTATAGAATTCAGAATACAACCATGTTTTTGTTGGATTGCAAGTCATCAATGTTTTTGGAATCAAATCAAACTTATCCAGCTTGTATCTTATCCTTGAATTTAAAATGTTGATTGCTTTTTGTGACACCTCTGCACATTCATCAACAAAACAATCCGTGATTTCTAAACCACCTAATGAAGTGAAGTCTGGATCTGATGGATATAAGAACAAGTCTTTCAAATATATTATTGAATCATTGAAGAAAGTGATGGTTGAATCTTGTGCATTGTAATTGAAATGTTCTTTTGGTTTTAATCCACAAAAGTCTTGTGCCACTTCAAAGAAAGTGTTCAATGTTGTTGCTTTCAGATTCTTCAATTTACTTCTTCCAATCACACTTCTTGTTCCAGCATATTGAAGTCTTCTTTGGATTTGCCAAAGACAACCAGTGAAAGTTTTTGATCCACCAGCACCACCACCAAACAGAACTTCTGTTGTGGTTTTATCTTCCAAGTATTTGAAACATTCTACTTGACGAGGAAATAAATCAATATCAATTTGCTTTGACATCCAATGGCTTTAAGTTGATGATGATTGATTTGTCAGTCACATCAGCTTTGATTTCTGTTCTTGATAGTTTTGGAACAATGTATTCCGACATCTTCAGAATGATCTCCAATGCTCTTTCTGGATCTTCAGAAGCAACATCAGACAACCATATTTTCATATTGTCCAGATTGCTTTCAACCAACAATTGGAAAGCATTTCTGATTTCTTGTGTTGACTTGTTTGGAATCCCTTTCCGATTACCAGCTAACTGATTTCCCTTTTCAAATGGCATTACTCTTTGTTTATTAATGAATAATAGTATACATAAGAAACAAGAATGACGAACCCAATAATGACTGCGTAAATATTTATCATCTTAATTTGTGTCAATTGGTGTCACTTTATCATAAATCTTTGGTGCAAGTTCTTGTGGAATAAAAGTCTTGATGCTTATTGATCCTTTCAGATTTGACTTTTTATTGTTTAAGAATTTAAATACACTTTCAATTGATTGTATTGATTTCTGAAGTGCATATCCCCTTGCCATGTCTTGAACATATTCAATCACTTCTGGTTGTCCTTTGAATGTTTCTGCTATTTGTGCAAGAACATCAACTTTACCATCTTTTGTTCTGATCACTTCTTCTTGTTTTTCCATTCTTCTGTCTTAAAGTATTTGTCTAATTTGTAGTTCTTTCTGTTGTCTGATATTCCAAACATCATCAACATATTGTCAGCAACTACAAAACCATCTTTATTGATGAATATTTGTTTGACCTCTTTGTTTATTGTTGTGATGAATTTCTTTCCATCAGCTTCCAGAATACATCTACGATCCACAAGCTTCACAATCTTCATCATTTATATCACAAACATCTGGTTGATCTCTGTCAGATAAGTCTTTCAAGAAGTCATCAAATGAATCATTCAGTTTGTCATTGTCTTCTTTTGGATCTTTATTCATTGTATCTTGTTTGAAGTATTATTCTTAAGTAGTGAATTGCTTTCTTTATGTCATCAGCACCATTCTTTGATTGATGTCTTGAAACATACTTGATTACATTACCCTCACAAAAATCAATCTTGTTTGATATGATGTAATCCAATGGTTCAATCTTCATCATTGCGTAATGCTGTTTCAGATCATCACCTTGCCATTCTTTCTCTGTGTCTTTCATGAAGTAATTTTTTAAACTGTTCTTTATCTCCGTAATGAATATGACACTTTCTGCAAACTGCCATTAAATTTTCAATTGTGTCTTTTAGTTTTGATCCACCAG